GTTCTATCGAGTTGATCAGTCTGTGAGACGTGGCTCCCTACCATGGGATCACCACGAGCTCTTTCAAGACATGGTTGATCATAATGTTCTCTCTTTCATCGATCGAGAGGACGATGAACCATCCTTGGAACTCTTTCCAAGAGAGACAGACTCTTCCATTCAGGATAAGCATTTGCTGTTTGTTGTTCAGCAGGTTGCTGATTTACTTACAGCTACTTTGGGGGAATTCGTTCCCTCCGAATGGAAGTTTAGGCATGGACCTGGTGCAGTATCAGATCAGCGTTTTGGTTCGTACAAGTACGACTTTAAACGTTGGCCTGAAAGGCTCGAAAGCGTATTTCCTTACGCCGACTTCGCTCTCGCGAATCCGTCGCATTGTGATATGCAATCGAATGAAAGTGCTCGTAGCAGCGGGTTCTATACGGAACCTTATGCGAAATTGCACTGTGTACCCAAGACTCTTGTTACTCCCCGGCTTATCGCCAGTGAGCCCACAAGTTTCCAGTGGTGCCAGCAGTCAATCGCGAGTTACTTTCATAGACGAGTTAGAGACACGATGATCAGTCAGTTCATCACTTTTGATGATCAAACTGGTAACGCTACTCTAGCAAAGTCTGCCTCCATCGCGTCATCGCATTCGACAATTGACTTGTCTAGTGCGTCTGACCGCGTATCCTGTTGGCATGTTGAGCGCCTCTTCAGGCGGTCCCCATCCCTTCTTAGGGCACTACAAGCATCTCGCTCGTTAGTGATTCAGCAGTCTACGTGCAAATACTCTCCGAAATATCACTATATTCGGAAGTATTCGACGATGGGTAATGCTACCACTTTTCCAGTCCAGTCGTTGTTTTTCCTAGCTTTAGCTCTTGGTTGCGTCTTCCACAGACGTAACTATCGAGTTAACTATGAAAACCTCCGACGGATTGCAAAAGAGCAGGTCCGGGTCTATGGAGACGATATCATCGTTCCCACAGACTGTTCTGCAGTACTTGTGGCATTGTTACACGACCTTCAATTGAAGGTTAACACCAATAAGACTTTCCAGACTGGTAAGTTTAGAGAGTCTTGTGGCTTAGATGCTTACGCTGGTCACGATGTGACCTGTGTAAACGTCCGTGATATGCCACGACGCACCGCACCATCCTCCATCGCATCTATTGTTGA